TGTTGACCCACGCTTCATAACAACGCTTGGCCCTCTCAAAATCCGGCGTGTACTGGGTGAAGCCTTCAGGCGTTGGGGGGGGGGGATGTGGCCGGCGCGCAGGTTTACGTCTTTCTGGGGGTGAGGCGTCACGCCCCCCGGGGTTTTCGGGGGGCGTGGAAGCAGCCCGGTGGTGATGTGCTTGCCGCCCACTCGCTGATGGGTATGACGGCCAATCCAGTGGTTGGCGTATCCGGGTCCTCCTTTGACGAACTCGACCACGGCTTCCGTGCCGTGGTACGCGCCCAGCCAGTACGGCAAGCCTCGCACGTACGCGTTGTTAGCCTTGCCCTTGCTGCGAGGTATGTTGATCGCGTAATTGAGCTTGCACGCGATGCGATGGAGCGCGCGAGCGCTCATGCCCTCTGGTTCGTAGGCCTGCGCGATCTCCAGTTTGGAGCACACCTGTAGAGCCGTGTCCCAGAGGTGTTCGCGGCTAGCCCCGGTCGCCTCACAGAGGGCGTCGATGAGGCAAATCCCAGGCGTGGCGGGGGCGGGCAGGGGGAGGTCGGAGCGTGGCAAGGTCTTGGCGCGATGCACGTTCTCTATGAATTGCCGGACCTCAGGCATGAAGGCGCCACTCGTGATGCGCTCCGTAACGGATCGGAAGTCCGCCCTCAACTGCGCGGGGGTTCTTGGTTGGGCGCCAGGAGCGTCGCCAGCGCGTTCACTCCCGTGCACGGATTGTGGTTCGGGAGGCGCCTCCTCGTTGGAGGGCCCCGCTTGGGCCGCCTGAGCCGCCTCTCGTTCCGCGAGTTCGGCGCGTTCCGTTGTGTTGTGGTGGGCGATGTCGCCCAGCTTGCCCTTCTCGATCATGGGCTTGGGTTTGCCACGCGCCCAGGACATGGTGCGTTGCACAACACGGGCTTGGAGCGTTTCCGTGCTACGGCTTGGGATGGTCCCACTGTCGGACCCTGTTATGGCCACACCAGCCGCGGCTTCAACGTAGGGTGTCGCCGGGGGGGTGGGCGTCACCGTTCTGTCGATCTTGGCTGTCTCGAAGAACTTCTCCTCCAGCCGGAAATACTCGGGGTGGGCCCGCAACACGTTGTCCACGCCGAAC